ATGTGAACGAAAAGCAAGTTTTCCAGCTCCAGGAGAGCTCTGATGATGATTAACCAGAAAGGAGAATGAGCATGTCAGAAGCAGGAAACGGGTCGGCCATCCTGGCCGGCAACCCGGCAAGCGCACCAGCTGCCGCCGGGAACGCGGGCGCAGCCGCTGCTGCTGCTCCTGCCGAGACTGGCGCAGTCAGCAACCAGGCCGACACCTCAACAGGCGCTTGGTATGACCAGATCCAGGATACGGATTTGCGCGGCTATCTGCAGAACAAGGGGTGGAAGGAGCCGGCAGACATGGCGGTCGGCTACCGCAACCTTGAGAAGTTGGTCGGCCAGGACAAGGTGGCGCTGCCCAAAAGTGAAACCGACGTTGATGGCTGGTCACGCGTCTATGACGCCCTTGGCCGGCCCAAGACCGCGGACGACTACAAACTTCCGGTGCCGGAAGGCCAAAGCGGTGACTTTGCGAAGGAAGCTGCCAGCAAATTCCATGAGCTTGGAATCTCGGCGAAGCAGGCCAGCGCTCTGGCGGAGTGGTGGAACAAGACGCACGGCGGCGCGCTCGAGCAGCACAAAACCAAAATGGCGCAGCAGTCCGAGGCCGATGTGTTGGCCCTCAAGTCTGAATGGGGCGGCGCGTGGGATGAAAACGTCGAGCTTGGCCGGCGCGCAGCTAGGGAATTTGGCCTGAGCGTTGACAAGCTGACCAAAATCGAGAACGCGGTTGGCACTAAGGACGTAATGCAATTGATGGCCAAGATCGGCCGCGGCTTGACAGAGCATGAATTTGAGACGGGCCGCAGCACAACGTCCTTCGGTATGACGCCGGAAGCCGCCAGAGCGCGCATCTTGGATCTTCGCGCCGACAAAGACTGGGCCGCCAAATATTTGCAGGGCGGCGCGGATCAAAAGGCCGAAATGAGCAGGCTGATGGCGCTTGCGTATCCAGACGCTGCGCCGGGTGGTTGAGAAAACCACAACGCCGCGTTGAGAAAAAGATATGCAAATTGCAGAAATCCGATTAGAATGCCTGAAATTGGCCACGCGCCCAGGGATGTCACCGAGCGAAATCATCCAAACAGCTCGGTTGTATCTTGAATGGGTAAGTGGACAGATCCCGACAACCCCCACGCTGGGGCCGGGTGACAGCCCGAAAGTGGGCAAATCTGGCCCGGTGAAAGCCGACAAGCCCTCCGCAATAGCAGTTAATCGTTCAATTTAAACCTAGGAGGGTTTTACCATGTCTTTTAATGTCTCTACCGCATTCGTCCAGCAGTACACGACGAATGTAATGATGTTGCTCCAGCAGCAGGGCTCGCGTCTGCGCACTTCTGTAATGCCTTACTCGTTCGTCGGAAAGGCGGCGAGCATGGCGGAACAGTTTGGCGCGGTCAGCCCGGTACGCAACCAGTCCCGTCACTCGGACACGCCCCTCATCTCCACGCCCCAGGACAAACGATGGATCTACCCTAACGACTACGATTGGGCCGATCTCATCGACAACCAGGACAAGCTGCGGATGCTCATTGACCCAACCGGCCCATATACACAGGCCGGCGTGATGGCGATGGGACGTGCCATTGATGACGAGATCGTGTCTGGCATCTTCAACAGCAACAACACCGGTGAAAACGGCACCACCGCAACCGGCCTGCTTTCCGCCTACAACGGCGGCAGCCAGGCAGTAGCGGCGAATGTCGGCGCAGCCGGCAGTACCGGCCTCAACATTGCGAAGCTCCGTCGAGCCAAGCAGATCCTGTTGGGAGCCGAGGTTGATGTAGACAACGATTCGCTCTGCTGCGTCATCACCGCCCGTCAGCATGATGATCTGCTCAACGAAGCGCAGGCGATCTCGCTCGATTACAACAATACCCCGGTATTGGTAAACGGGAAGATCTCGGCCTTCATGGGCTTCAACTTCGTCATCAGCGAGCGCATTCCAGGTGGCGCTAACTTCAACACCGCAATCAACCCCAGCGTGACCGGTTACACCACCGGTTCGCAATGGATGGTTCCGTTCTTTGCAAAGAGCGGCGTGGCTCTCGGGATGTGGAATGACATCTCGACCTCCGTGGATCGTCGGCCCGACAAGCGCAATTCTTTTCAGGTTTACGTCACCGGAACTTTCGGTGGTGCGCGCCTGGAAGAGAAGCGCTGCGGTTTTATCACTTGCGTCTAAGGAGGACTAAATTATGGCTCAGTATCTTTCTAACGAACTGGCCGGAACAACCACCGGCCTTACCCAGGCATCGGCGGTGGCCGCGGGCTACAAACCCTCGGCGTCGGTCTACGGTGCTCGCACCAAGCGTTTGCGCGCCACGATCAACCTGGCGTCTCAGACAACCAACGACACGCTTCTGCTCGGCAATTTGCCGGCCGGCGCGACGTTCGCTTATGGTGTTCTGAACGCCACGGCTTCGCTCGGCTCGTCCACGCTTGCAATCGGTATCGCCGGCACCACCGGCAAATACCGTGCGGCTGCTGTCTTTACCTCTACAAATACTCCGGTGTTCTTCGGAACGGCCGCCCAGGCCGCTCTGGCGAGCCCGTTGGCTGCAGAGGAAAGCGTAATTGGTACGATCGCCGTTGCCGACCTTCCGTCATCGGGAACGCTGGTCTGCGATCTTTACTACAGTATGCCGAACTAAGTAGGCAGGGGGGGGCGGTAAAACCCGCCTCCCCACTAACCCGGAGGACAACTAACTATGGCCTATTTCTTTGGAGTAAACACAGGCGCTGGCGCGGCTGGAAACGTCCTGTCCCAAGCCACCTCGACCTCACGCGACGTCGAGGTGGTCATCAACACTAACGCGAACGTGCCGAGCAAAAACGATCTGGTTTTGGCGATGGAGAAGATCCGCATCTACCTCGCCAGCAACGGGAAAGAATGGACCTAAAGGAGACAATCCATGCCAAACAATAGGTCCGATTCAGCCACCTACGCGCTGCTAGTCAGCGGCAGCGCCACCGGAGCGGCGACCGCCATCAAGGGCGGCGAATATCTAGTGGCGTTTGACGGGACCATTGGCGGCAGCACGATCAGTTTGCAGATGCAGTCACCGTCTGGCGCTTGGATGGACGTCGATGTTTATACCGGTGCCCCCGTTCGCTATACGGCGCTTCCGCAGTCGCAGACAGGGATCAATTTGCCGGCCGGCAACGTGCGTTGCGCGCTCACAGGTGGCAGCCCGTCTGGCATCAATGCCTACCTGGTAGGCGCTGGTTAATGGGGGCTACCAATGGCCTCCGTCATCGATGTTGCCAACAGGGCACTCACTAAGCTCGGCGCGGCCCGCATCATATCGTTAAACGACGACAGCAAGCAGGCGCGCGCTGTCAATTCGTGTTTTACCGATCTGCGCGATGCAGAGCTTCGGCAGAACCGTTGGACGTTTGCTGTCAAGCGCACTCAACTGGCGACCCTCGCAACTGCGCCCAGCTATGGCTTCGCCTACGCCTACGCGCTGCCGGCCGATTTTCTGCGCCTCGACATGGTAGGTGACGCCTATCCATCGGTCGATCTTAGCAACTATCGCGACGCCGAGGATGTCGACTACCAAATTGAAAACAACACCATCCTCACCGATATGACAGCGCCGCTAAAGATCCGGTATGGCGCATCGATTTCGGATCCCACGTTGTGGGACGCTCTCTTTCGCGAGGCGTTGGCTTGCCGCCTGGCGGCAGAGCTCGCCGAGGATCTGACTCAATCGAGCGGCAAGCGCGAGCTTGCGTGGAAAGAATACACGCGCGCCTTGCAAGCGGCCAAGCGTTCAAACGCGGTCGAGCGGCCACCGACCATGCTGCCAGACGACACATGGGTGTTTGGGAGACTCTGATCGATGGCACGCGCATCACCGATCCGCACATCATTCAATGCGGGTGAGATGTCGCCGCTACTTGCTGGGCGCGTCGATATATCAAAATACAACAACGGCGGCGGGGTCTGCGAAAACTTCATTCCTTCGGTGCAAGGGCCCGCCGTGCGCCGCGCCGGCACCAGGTATGTCACCGAAGTCAAGAGCTCGAGCAACCGCACCTGGCTGGCCACGTTTGAATTCAACGTCAACCAAAGTTACGTGCTTGAATTTGGCGATCGCTACATCCGCTTTTTCACGAGCCAGGCGCAACTGGGATGTGGCACACCGGCTGCTTACAGAACCGCGGCAACCGTCACGCTGACGATTGCATCTCCTTGCGTCATCACCTGGAGCGCGCACGGCCTGGCAAACGGCGATCGTGTAGTGTTCACGACAACCGGCACGCTGCCAACCGGCCTCACGGCCGGCACCGCATACTTTGTGGTAAACGCGACGACCAACACCTTCGAGGTGGCGGCGACGGCTGACGGCACCGCTATCAACACCAGCGGGACGCAATCCGGCACTCATACAGCCAACAGGTATTACACCATCGGCGACCTGGTGCAGTTGTCGAGCATTAACTACTACTGCATCGCGGACCATAGCGGGTTTCCGCCGCCTAACACAGCCTATTGGTATGCGTTGACGAGCGACATCTACGAGATCCCGACGCCCTATCTGGTGGCGGATCTGACTGACACGACAGACGGCACGTTTATGCTGGACATGGTGCAAACCGGCGACGTGATTTACATCGCGCACAAGAACTACCCAACCTACAATCTGTCGCGGTACGGCGTGACCAGGTGGATTCTGTCCCAGGTCACATTTAAGAACGGCCCTTTTAAAGACCAAAACACCGATCAGACCATTACGGTCTATGCAAGCGCCGCGACCGGAACCGTCACCCTAACGGCGTCTAAGTCGCTGTTCACCTCTAGCATGGTCGGCTCTGTTTTTTACTTGGAGCCGAAAGATCTGTCAACCATCAAGCCGTGGGCGGCCGGCCAGGAATTCAAAACCAACCCGGTAGGCACCTATCGGCGTTCCGATGGCAAAACCTATCAATGTGCAACCAACGGCACACCTTCCTTGGGCAAAGTGTGGCGCACCGGTGGCGACACCCCAATCCATACTTACGGCACCCAGGCAGACGGTGACGGCAACCCAAAAGAGGGAACCGTTGTCGAGCGCGAGGGGCTTGACTGGACGTTTGTTGATCGCGGCGCTGGCTATGTGACGATCACGGCCTACACTAGCTCGACCCAGGTGACGGCCACCGTCTCTGGCGACTATCCGCTGCCGCAAGGCGTTATTGGATTCGGCAATGCGACGTTCCGCTGGGCGACCGCCTCGTTCTCCGCAATCGAAGGCTACCCGAGCAAGGTGACGTTTTTTCGCGAGCGGCTGACGCTGGCTAAAGGGCAGCAACTGTATTTTTCCGTGTCTGGTGATTTTGAAAACTTTGCCAGGACTGACACCTCCGGCAACGTGGTTGCCGATCGAGCGATTCAGCTAACGCTGACGTCCGATCAGACCAACCGCATCGAATGGTTGATTCCGACCCAGGCGCTTCTAATCGGAACAGCCGGCGCTGAATTTGCCTGCGGAGAGAACTCGAGCAGCGAGGCATTTGCGCCGGCCAATGTGAAAGTCGAGCAGCAAACCTCTGAGGGCTCGCGATCGGTCAAGCCGGTGCGCGTTAATTTCTCGGCGCTTTTTGTGCAGCGATCGGGGCGCAAGCTCAAGGAGGTCTACTACAACTTCCAGCAAAACGGCTACGTCACCGCTGACATGACGGTGCTGGCCGAGCACGTTACCTTGGGCGGCTTGCAGCAACTGGCCTGGCACAAGGAGCCTTACGTCGCTGCCTGGGCGGTGCGCGGCGAAGGCACCCTGGTCGGGTTTACCTTCAACAAGGAACAGGATGTTGTTGGCTGGCACCGGCACATTCTGGGCGGCGCGTTTGCTGGCGGCCAGGCTATGGTTGAAAGCGTGGCGGTAATTCCGTCGCCAAACAAAGACCGTGACGATTTGTGGATGATCGTCAAGCGCACAATCAACGGGCAGACGAAACGCTTTGTAGAATGGCTCGAGCGTGAATATCGCACCGGCGATGCGCAGAGCGACTGCTTTTACGTTGACGCCGGCGTGACCAAGAGCAACCCGCCAAACACCTCGACGGTGACGGGCCTTTCCTACCTTGAGGGGCAGACAGTCCAGGTTCTGGTCAATGGTGCAGCGCATCCGGATCGCGTAGTGACCAGCGGCCAGATCACGCTTCAGTCTACTCACGCTTCGCTAACCCGGACGGTGCAGATCGGCCTTGGCTGTCCAGCAACTTTGCAGACAAACAGGATTGAAGCCGGCGCGCAAGACGGGACAAGCCAGGGAAAGACAAAGCGCGTCCACAAGGTGGTGGTGCGCTTCCACAACACCCTGGGTGGGTTCGCCGGCCCTGACGCCAGCAACCTCGATGAACTGCAATTCCGCTCGAGCGCGGATCCCATGAACTTGCCGCCGCCGCTGTTCACCGGCGATATGCTGATCGAGTGGCCGAACGGTTACGATTTTGACGGCTTTATCATGGTGCGCCAGGTGCAGCCGCTGCCGATGACCTTGGTGGCGCTGATGCCGCAACTCGACACTTTCGATAGACGATGAAGATTGTGCCGTTTAAACCCGAACACTTGGAGGTGCTACTTTTGCAACCAAGCCAGGCCATATTACAGCCGCTACTTTCCGATCGAAACTATGGCGTCAACCTGCTTCGCGGGGGCCCAGCTTATTCTGCTTGGGTAGGCGACCAGGTGATTGCTTGCATGGGGCTTATCCCTGCGTGGGAACACCGGGCGATGGCCTGGGGTTTAATCGCGGCCGAGGCCGGGCCGCATTTTGTGCGTATCACCAAGGCGGTGATGAGAACAATGGAGCTTCATCCGTTTCGCCGCATAGAGACGTCTGTGCGGCGTGATTTCGAACAAGGTCATCGTTGGGCGCGCCTGCTTGGGTTCGAGCGTGAGGGGACCATGCGCTGCTACTCGCCTGACGGTGGGGACTACGATCTTTATGCGAGGGTAATAACGTGGGACGCTCTCTTTATGCGAGGGTAACGACATGGGCATAATAGCACCGTTAGAAATTGCGATGATCGCCAGCACCGCCCTTTCGGCGGTTGGTGCGTTGCAGTCTGCGAGCGCTCAGGCGCAATCGAATGCAAACCAGGCCGCGGCTGCGCGCTACAACGCACAGGTGCAAGACAATCAAGCGCTGGTTGCCGACATGAACCAGAAGGCGGCGGCGGATCAAGCGGCGCGCAAAGAGGAAATGCAGCGAAGGCGCTTTGCCCAGTTGCAAGGCCAAGCGCTTGCTGGTTTGGCGCAATCTGGCACCGACCTCGGATCAGGCAGCAACGCGGATATTTTGAAGCAGAACGAAATCAACAATGAGCTCGATTCCCTGACCATAAGATACGAGGGGCAGAACGCGCGCGACAGCTTCCAAAACCAGGCATCAAACATTCGATCGCAAGCTCGGCTTAGTCGGATGAACGCAGCGATGTATGACCAGAACGCAAGCAACGCGATGACGGCCGGCTATTTGAACGCGGGCGCTAATTTGTTGGGCGGATACAGTCGTTACGCATACTACGGTCAGACGGGCCGGCTTACCTACCCATAAAATAAAAGGGATTCTTTCGTGCCAATCAAAATCCCTATATATGAGGCCCAGCGCGAGCCAGGCGGCTTTGTGCAAAGCCCAAACGCGCCAGTCGCGCAGCCGCCAGACCAGCCTGGCTACATAGGCGCTTCGCTGCAAAATCTAGGCAATGCCGGCCTGAATTTGGCCGTCGTGTTGCGCAAAGAGCAGATAGACGACGCTATCACCAAAAAGGGCCGCTGGGTATCCGAGGGCCAGGTCTACTGGGACCAGCAGCTGATTGATGGCTTCAATGGCACCACGACTGGCAGGGTGAAAAACCAGGCTGGCGACGGTGACGAGCCTTTGGCGGCGTCAATCGGCCGGCGTTTCAACCAATGGCGTGACCAGGCGCTTGCCAACGAAAGTGATCCGCGGGTGCGGCGCTGGCTTGAAGGTCAGCTGAATACGCTTGGCACTCATGTCAATCAGCGCGCCATTGTGCTGCAGGAACGTGCAACCGCTTCCGACCGCGAGCGGTCAATGGAAGGCACAATCCACAATTACGAAACGCAGCTGCGCACCGGGCAGATTGGCCTGAAATACGCGCGCAACCAAATGATGAGCGTGATCGCCAATTCCGGCATGGATCCGGTGACGCGAAATCGCTACGCGCTCGAGGTCGAGCAGCGCCTGTCGGTAGCCTATGGCGTAGGAACGGCATATCGGGATCCTCGTGGATTCGGGGCAGCCGTTCAAGGCTACTTCGGCGGCCAGGATTCAACCCGCAAATACCTCGAGCAGACTGATAAATTGTTCCAGCAAGAAAG